GGAGTGCGGGACACCTGCTGATTAAACAACAGTATGGAATGCCCACGTCTTCGATGACCGGTAGTGCCTATTAACTAAATAGACACCCTTTTGTAAGGCTTAGTTACAAGATTTAACTTGTATTACAAAAAGTTTTACTCCTGGCGAAAGTAATTACCTAGATCCAACAAGTGCGGATCGAGGCTCAAGAATACAATTCCCAATAAATGACGTGAACTTATCAATGACATTTAGAAGAAAAGATGATTCAGGCTCTGTGGGACTTGCCACTCACGTAAAGGTACCAAAAGTTAAGAAACTATTAGTAAGTACGGACGTAGGACTTATAGAACTGGAATTAAATTTCAGTGCTAATAGTGTACGCCTAGGCAAGCTCTATAAAAGGAAGATCGCGTACCCTTCCAAATTTTATAGAAAAGCTCTTATAGATAGTATCTCTGGATATTGTCTTAATCTTTCATTACTCGATGTGAATTTCAATTGCGAATTCATCTTTGGATTTGTAATTGAAATTATCAAAGTAATTAAAGAAAATCCTATTAAACCTGCTTCTGCGTTAAAGATTTTACTCTTTAGTGCGATGTGTCTATCATTGGATAGAACTGTCCCCCAAGAAGGTAAGTGGATTAGACATCCTACTTACCGTAAAGGGGTTTCAGGACATAGGAAAAGTCAGCGGAAATATAATTTCCCTTCAGACAATATGCAGTACTATTTACTAGAATTAGCTAACATATGTCCACAACATGCTCAATCCCTGTTTAGGCCTTTTGAATTAATACCAAATCTAGAATTAGATTATGATATTAATTCGATTATTAAACCTAATACGGCTGATACTACTACATTGACTAATATTTTAGATTCATTACCTAATCTATTAGATCATATGACAAGTAGTATTGACCTAGATCCCTGTGGTAGGGCGCAATTATACGCCTCCTATCAAAGGGGTCCTAACGGAATTTCAGCTACTTCATGGGAGAAAGATAGAAAAGCAATAGGAGCCGATCCAAAATTGGAAGGAGCCCTCTATTACTTATTATATACGATGCATCCTGAAGTAGCTGGTGTTGTGTTACCATACGGAATTAGTAGTAATGAATGTGAATCTAAGGAGAAGTCTAACACGGAGTGTCAGGGTATATCTGAACCAGATACTTCGACTCCTAAGCATTCATTACTAACTTTTATTCCAGATGGTAAATTTGGTAAGACTCGAACTATAGCTGTTTGTGATCAAATATCTCAAACATCTATGTCCGGGATAAACTCAGTCCTAATGGAAATCCTTGATTCCTTGCGGAATAATGATTTAACATTTAGGCAGGAAGACTTACCAAATTACATATGTTACTATACAGATAAGAATTACTCAAACCTACCAGCTTCTGCCGATAGCACTACTTTTACTGATCGCCTCCCTTCGGAACTCAACTGCAAAGTTGTAGAATACCTCTTTGGAAACGGTATAGGTAGTGCATGGAAAGAAATAGTATGTAATAGGAACTTTACTGCAACAAAGGCAGCATATGATCATGGGATCCCAAATAACGTCAAATATAGCACAGGTACACCCATGGGCTTAATGACCTCATGGAGTACAAGTGCTATAGTACATCATCTCATAGTAAGATATTGTTGTATGAAGCTTAATGCTCCATATCACTATATAATACTAGGTGATGATGTATGTATTTGGAATCGCAAGGTGTATGACCTCTATTACAATACTATGCAAAAGCTTGGTATGGAGTTATCTAGCACCAAGTCAACAAATTCTGAAGTATATTGTGAATTTGCCAAGCGTACCTTTAAAAGGGTATACAATGATAAATTAGCAATATACGAAATTGTTGAAATGACTGGCCTTCCAGGGGCCCAGAGCGCAAAAATTTACGCCTGTGACTTGGGAGGTACAGCTGGTTTTATATCACAGCTGTATCAGCGCCAATCAGTACTTAGGAATTCAAAATTCCTAAAGCTTGGTCTAAATCGACCGGCCAACGGTGCGGTAGTACTACAATGTATAAAACTTCTAGCATATCTCTACCACTCGAATGTTAGAAGTTTTAATTGCGCTGTTAACTTTATTTCTTTATGGACGTTTTCCTCTTTGGTAGACAACTTGGTCTTGCCAGTTCGGATTCCAAAAGGACATTGGCAAACACTTGTTACCAATGTAATTTCTTCTGTTCATAAGATACATATAGATCATCTAGGTATTAGTGAAGTGGCGCAAGTGGCAGAATTTCTACCACTTGGGTCACTTCCCTTTTATCCCCTATCTGTTAGAATGAGATTATATCAAACTCTAACAACTTCAGATCTTGAAACACAGTTAACAGCAGGTACTACTAAATTACTACAATTCGAATCAGAATTTTCGGAAGATGTTTCCAAGTCCACATCATACCAGAAATTCCTTATAGTCAGTTTACTGGAGCATTTTGCAGAATCTTTAAGCGCTAAAGTCTTAGACTTCTTGCTTTCTGATACTGACATGCTTTCAGATTTACAAACTGCCCAATTATTTGATCAGTCAACTTATGAGAATCTCATCCGTTTGTCGCAAATAATTGATGCTAAAACAATAAATCGAAGAAAACTTCGATTTATTGTAGATTCGAAATTGGGTAAATCACTGCTACAGGTTAAACAAGCTTTAAACATGGAAGGAATTATTAAGAAATATACTTTCACCGATCCCTTCGAAAGATATTCTAATATTTCCGCCCGCATAAAGCATGGGTCGAAAGCGTTGGGTTTATCCCAACCACAACTAAACTATATTTCTTATCGTTATCTCAACCTAGACAAGAGCAAGCCTAGTGGGGATGGTTGGTTCCCCGCATCCACCACCATTTGAGGGCATAATTGTCTATAAGTGCTTTGCCACTTATAGCGCACTCC